GGGCGACCTGGGCAAGGCCACGGGGCAGAACGTGATGCGCCGGGTGGCCCTGGCGCGGCTCGAGCCGATGGCCGAAGAGGCTCGGCGGCTTGCTCCGGTCGAAGACACAGACCTGCGGGACAGCATCGCGGTTTCAACCAAGCTGGCCGGGTACGCCAAGCGGCTAAACAGACGCAGCAAGAGCGAGGCCGAGGCCCACATGGGGCCGGCCGGGGCTGGTGGCAAAAAGGCCCCGCCGCAAGGTTCACTTCAAGAGTTCGGCACCAAGAACCACCCGCCGCAGCCGTTCATGCGGCCCGCGTGGGATGGCGGCAAGGATGCGCTGCTGGAAGGCATCGCTGACGACCTCTGGGCCGAAATAAGCAAGGCCGCCGCACGGCAGGCCAAGAAGGCCGCCCGACTGGCCGCGAGAGGGTAACGCATGGAAGCCGCCCTGATCGCGAAACTGCTGGCCGCGGCCGGCATCACCGCGCTGGTCTCGACCCGCATAAACTGGAGCCGCCGCGTGCAAGGCGCGGCGCTGCCCGCGATCGTGTTGCACCGCGTCTCTGGTGCGCCGGACGTTCACCACGCCGGGGCCTCGGGACTGGTTGTGAGCCGCGTCCAGGTCGATTGCTGGGGCTCGTCCTACGGGTCGGCCAAGGCCGTCGCGCGGGCCGTTGAAACCGCCATCACGGCGCAAACCTTCACCCAGGGCGCGGTGCGCTTTGACGTGATCCTGATCGACTCCGAGCGAGACGATTCCACCGACGAGACCACCCCGCTTTTCCGCACCTCCCTGGACCTGATGGTCCATCACGCCTCAGCCTCCTGAAGGAGAAACACACATGGCCGCTTCTGCCGCTGTCAACGGGTTCGGCGCTGTTTTCGCCTACCTCTCGACCGATCCCTCGACCTATACCGCCCTCGCAGAGGTGCTGTCGGTCACCCCGCCCTCGATCAATGTCGAGACCGTCGAGACGACCCACATGGGCTCCGACGACGGCTTCCGGGAATACATCGCCAGCCTGAAGGACGGCGGCGAGGTCACCGTCAACCTGAACTATGTCGAGGCCAGCGCGACGCTGCTGCAGACGCTGGTCCTGGCCGGCGTCGAGACGTTCCGCGTGACCTTCCCGGGTTCCTCGACCTTCACCTTCTCGGGAATCCCGACCGCTTTCGCGTTCGATGATGTCGTGATCGACGACAAGGTCGCCATGAGCCTCACGATCAAGGTGACCGGCAAGCCCGTTTACGCGGCGGTCTAAGCCTGTGGGTGCGAACGCCCAAAAGGGTGAGGCGTCGATCCGTGTTGGCCAGCGGGATTACACGCTGGCCTTCAACATCAATGCGATGTGCGAGGTCGAGTATATCCTCAACCTCTCGACCGATCAGATCCTTCGCGCGCTGGCGAGTTCCCCGCCGTTGAACGTGGTTCGCGCCCTTCTCTGGGGCGGTCTGCGCCAGCATCATGCCGACGTTGACCTGATCGGCGCGGGCAATCTGATCGAAGAGATGGGAGGCCCTGGCCTGGCCCTGGACGGTATCGGCAAGGCGCTGGTCTCGGCCTTCCCTGACGCGAAAGACGAACCCGCAAACCCTCGGAAGGGAGCGGCGGCTGGGACTGGCCGTCGCTCCTTCAAGCCTGGGTCTCAATAGGCCAACAGGAAGAGCGTTTCTGGCTGGTCACCCCGCGCGTGATGGCGCTGGTGTTTGCCGGGGCCTCTGATCGCTTTGCGCTCGATCAGCAGGGTCGGGCCTGGCAGGCGTGGCACACTGCCGCCCTGCCCCGCATGCAGAAATTCCCGTCGCTTGAAAGCCTGATGGGCACCAAGCGCACCGCCCGCCGACAGACCGTTTCCGAGATTGAAACGATCTTGGCGGCGTGGGCAGCAAGAGGATAGACCATGTCTCAGGCTGTCGTCGGGGCTCTTCGGGTCACCCTGGGGCTGGATTCCGCTCAGTTTACCACGGGCATGAAGACCGCCCAGACTGGCCTCCAGCGTTTTGCGGAGGTTGCCAAAGCGGGCGCGCTTGCCATCGGAACTGCAATGGTCGCAGCCGGCGGCGCGATGGCGGTCGCCATGAAGGGCGTGATCGACAGCGCCGACCGGATGTATGAGGCCTCGCAGTCGCTTGGCGTCACGGTCGAAGACCTGAGCCGATTGCAATACGCGGCCGGTCTTTCGGGTGTCAGCCTGGAGGGTCTGGAAAAGTCGATCAGGAAGCTGTCTGTCGGTCTATACGACGCCAGCCAGTCCGCGACCGGGCCGGCGGCAGAAGCTTTTCGAGCTCTTGGGATCAGCGCCACCGACGCGAGCGGCAACGTCCGCCCCGTGATCGATGTGATGGGCGATCTCGCTGCGAAATTCGAAACCATGCCAGACGGGGTGGCCAAGACGGCCCTGGCAATCAGGGTCTTCGGTCGCTCGGGTGCCGACATGATCCCGATGCTCAACGAGGGACAGGCCGGGCTGCGGGCGATGTATGAGGAGGCCGAGCAGCTCGGGGTCGTTCTGGACACCGAAACGGCTGCGGCTGCCGAACGGTTCAACGACAATCTGACGCGGCTGGGCAAGACGCAAAACGGCATAGTCACGAAGATCACGGCCGGGATGCTGCCGGCCCTGTCCAACCTGACTGACGCCCTGGCAAACACCTCACGCAACACAGGGATTCTGAACGGTATCGGCGGAGCCCTCGGTCGGATGATGCAAGTCCAATATACCGTGATCGCTGGCGTCGCGGGCGCGTTCATCTTTCTTGCGCGAAGCGTCAACACGGCCACCGTCGCGGTCGGGCGGCTTCTGAGGGGTGACGTTGCCGGGGCGACTGAGGCGCTGACCGTCGGCTCAATGGATGTTGCCCGCTCGCTGGCCGGAACCGCGCTCCAGATCCGAAACATCTGGAAGCCGCTGGAAGACGTTGCTGTCGTGCAAACCGCGACCGCCGAAGTCGATGCGCTTGCGCGATCGACCACCAGTGCGGCCCGGGCGACCCGCGGGCTGTCGGATCAACAGCGCGACCAACAGCAGGCGGCTTCGGAAATGGCCCGTGAGGCCGCCCAGGTTTACGAACAGACCCGCACGCCTGCCGAACAATATGCGGTCGAGGTCGAGCGCCTGACCCGGCTTCTGAGCGCCGCCGCAATCAGTCAGGACACCTTCAACCGTGCCATGCGCGAGGCGGGTGTCAGGCGGGACGCCGCAGACCCTCTGTCGCGGGCCGGCCAGCGGGTTGCCGAACAGAACCGCGAGGAGGCCGAGAAGCGCCGCGAGGAGGCCATCCAGTTTGCAGCCGACCATGAGGAGAACCTCCGGGCCTCGACCTATGACGGCATCCGCTCGGGCCTTCAGGCTGCGGCGGACGGCAACCTCGGTCAGTACCTTGCCCAGCGTCTTCGAGATGCGCTGTTTGACGGTCTCGCGGACACGCTGACCAATATGCTGCGCGGGCCAAAGGGTTCCAGCGGCGGCGGCGCGATGGGCTGGCTTAGTTCAATCGGTTCTGTCCTGAAAACCTTTTCCGGGGGCATTCCCGGCTTCAAGACCGGCGGCTCATTCAAGGTCGGCGGATCGGGCGGTGCCGACAGCCAGTTGATGCAGTTCCGCGCCACGCCGGGCGAGATGGTGGACATCCGTCGCCCTGGGCAGGATCAGGGCGGTGGCCAGATGGCGGTTCACGTTGTGCCGTCGCCTTATTTTGACGTTCAGGTCGAGCGTGTCGCCGGGCCGGTCGCTCAACAGGCGGCGGGCAATATGGGGCGGCAAGTTCTCGACGCCTCGCGCCGGTCGGCCCCCGGCCTGCAAAGCCGCCAACGCCTTCTCGGGACGACCTGATGACTGACGTTTGGCCGTATAAACTGCTGACCCCGCGCGCGGAGCGTTCTCGCCTTCAGGGCGTGGCGATAACCGGCGGGCAGTCCGTGGGCGGGATCGTCCGGTCGGCGCGCATGGACGGCGGCGGGCTTTGGGTGATCGAGCAGGAGTTCTTTTTCCACTCGCGCGCCCAGATCAAGACCGCCCGCGCGATTGAGGCGGGCCTCGACGGCGGGACCGGCGAGATCATCGTGCGGGTGTTTGAGACACCGTTCGCGCCGGTCGGCTCGGACGCCTCGACGGTTCCCTTTTCCGACGACAGCACTTTCTCGGACGGGTCGGAATTCGGCCATGTGCCGGTCGGCGCGACGCTGACGGCGGCTGCTGCGCTTCGGGCCACGACCTTGTCCCTGACCATGATTGTCGGGGCGCTGCAGGGCGGCGAGCGGTTCTCGATCACCCACCCGACGAAGGGGCGCAGGCTCTACACCATCTCGAGGGTCAGCGGGAACGACATCACCATTCGCCCGCCGTTGCGCGAGGCCGTCACGGTCGGCACCGAACTGGACTTCACCCAGCCGTCCGTCGTCTGCCGGCTGGCCAACCCTGACGACTTTCTCGGCGCGCTGGACCTCAACAATAACCTGATCGCGACTGCGGTCTGGATCGAGTCGTTCTGATGCTGCCCGAACAAGAGGCCGCTATGTCGGCGCTCGGTGCGCCAAGGTATTCGATCCTGGTCCGTATTGAGACGACCAGCCAAGTCATCCGCGCGTGGGCCGGTGTCGGTGATCTGGCCATCCCGGCTGATACGGTCGAGGCCGCGCCAGCCACCTATCTGGGCGTCGGCCTGCTCGGTGAGGTTCCGGCGCTGCGCCAACTGATCGGCGGCGTTGCCGAGCGGCTGGAGTTCGCCCTGTCGGTTCCGTCCGGTGATGTGTTTGCGCTGGCCGA